TTCCTGCTGGCTGTAAAGTCGATCACGAGCGGGCCATGGATGCCAGAAACCTGCCGCCAGATGACATGTCTTGGCTGATTGGGACGCCGCGAATGTGGGGCTCAGATTACGGGTCACAAATCAGCGTGTTTTATGCTCTTTACCATGGCTGGGGCGACATCGTTGACGACTTTTTGGCTAAGTGCAAAAAGCCTAGGACGCTACAGCAGTGGATCAATGAAGACAAGGGCGAAACGTGGGCGGTTAAAAAATCGAAATCAACACCGGAAATCGTCGGCGAGCGGCTCTGCGGACTATGCCCGCGGGGAATCGTTCCGGATGGAACAAGATTCATCACCTGCACTATCGATCGGCAGGCGGCTGACGGTGGTTTCGTGAAGTATGTCGTGCTTGGTCATGATCTTGAGGAGCGAAGCTGGCTCATTGACAAGGGTTTCGGGCTGACACTTGGAGAAATCTGGGAGCCGGTTGTGCGTCGGCAATATCAACGCCAAAGCGGCGGGGCTCCCATGGTGGCGATTCTTTCCGCTGCTGACTCTGGCTGGGACACAAAAGGCACCTACGACTTCTGCAATGAGCATCCGTCTATTTTTCCGTGCAAAGGATCATCAACGGACATGGGCGGAAAGCCATTCAAGCTCGCAGAAACGCAGAGTGGTAAATATCAAGGCCAGATGCTGTTTGAGGTCAACACAGACTTCTGGGAAACAGATCTTCAAGCCTGCTTAGATGAGCGACTACCGGGCGAACATGGATCTCTCACGCTCAATTCTGACGATGCTAAGGACATTGATTTTCTGATCGAGCTTTGCAACGGAACACTAGCGGACAAGGTTGACCAGAGGGGCAACGCACGGCTGCAGTGGATTAAAAAAGAAGAGTCCGACCCAAACGATTGGCGAGATGCGATCCGGTATGGCCGTGCTTTGGCGGCCTTGGTCGTTGAATCAGGTGGCGTTCCACCGGAAACGATTGTGGCACAAAATCCGAAGCCAGTTGAGAAGCAAGCTCCGTCTTATGTTCGCCAGCCTGAAAGCGAAAGTTCCGGCGGATGGATTCGCAGGAGATCATCTTGACTCAGTTGGAACTGACGCGACTGGTAAGAACTCGAGCAGACGGGCCGCTTCCTGGCGATCGTTGTCCGTGCGATGGATGCTCGGGGAAAATCGGCGTGCATACAACACGACTCATCGGCGGCGGTTGGCGTGTTCGGTATTTGCATTGCAAGGTGTGTCGGTTCACACCTGAAAACAACAAGTGGTTGACGGCGGAAAACGAGGAAGACAATGGGAAGCTTGAGGGAGAGGATGCTGGAGGAAGAACACAATCGCGAGCTGAATAGGCTGCAAGCAAATTCGGAACTCCCGCTTTTGTCGTTTACGGAAACGATTTCCAGTAGAGACAGAACAATAACGAGAACGGCAGCTGTGACAGTGCTGCCTAACGCTAATCATGAGCAGCTAATGGAATTTTTGAAGCGATCAGTAAGAAACGAAAGCAGCGATGCTGCAACGCGAGGAACGCCGTGGATAGCAAAAGCCGCAGAAGTTATGCCTCGTTGCGATTCGCCACCCGTCGGATGTTCATGCGATCCGTTTGCTCCGCATGGGCGAGGAGCTAAACACTGCGACTTCGCAGAAACTGTCGCTGATACTAATCCTACGCCATAGGACACAGGCCGCAAAACTTCTTTAGCATTCGCAACCGTGCCGCTAATCTCCCGGCATGGTCACAAAAGTCACAACCGCAAACAGCTATTCAGACGCAGAGCTTCTGGCTCTGTTTCGCGAGGGCGTTGCGTTGATCGCTGCGACTGGCCAGAGTTATCAGATTGCAGGCCGCACATACAACGCGGCCTCTCTGCCAGCAATGCGAGACACTATTGACTGGCTTGAAGGTCGGATCTCCGCGGAGTCGAACGGCATCGTCACCAACTATGCAAGGTTGGTGCGATCATGAGTCTGACATCATTTATCGACTCAGCAATTTTGACTGTGGCACCAGTTTGGGGGGCTCAGCGAATTGCCGCGCGTCGCCAGTTCGACGTGTCGCAAAAGTATTTCGGCCGGGCCCTGGAAGCCGCTGAATCAGACCGGCACCGCGAAGGAAAATGGATCGGATCTCGCCTGTCTACGGATGCGTTTCTTGAGGAAGATCTCGAAACTGCACGCCAGCGAAGCCGCGAACTCTATAAGAACGACTTCGTTGGTGGAGCAATTGACAGCCGAGTTGAGCACGTTGTTGGGACTGGATTTAAGCCGCAGGCCCGCATTCGCGAAAAGGCTGGAGTCATCTCAAAGGCACAAGCCAAGGCACTGAATCAGCAGCTCGAGGACGTCTACGAGCAGTTTGAACCGACAGCCTGCAGGACGCGAAAGAAATCTTTGTGGGAAAAGGTTTCTTTGGGCTGCCGATGCGTCGATTCGGATGGCGAAACGTTCATTGTGATGAGCGATTCGGGGACAGCAGATTCCGCGATTCCGCTTTGCGTTGAAGTCGTCGACTGTGATCGTGTCGAAACGCCTCCAGAAATGATCATGGACCCGACAGTCCGAATGGGCATCAAGTACGGCAAGAGCAAAGAGATTCTCGGCTACTACATCCGCGACAATCATCCGAACGACAACAAAGAATTCAGCCTTGCATACACATTCGTTCCAGCGTGGCGAGTTCTGCACGTCTTTGTTGAGTGGTTCGCAGGTCAGTCGCGCGGTTTGCCGTGGATGACTCGGGCACTCAATCGAGCTAAAGATGGGAAAGACCTGACCGAAGCCGGAATTATCGGGGCTCAGGTTGAGGCGTGTTTTGCCGGATTCGTTAAATCAAAAACCAATCCAGTCGCCAAGGCAATTGGGGCTGCAACTGCAACAAGCGGAAGAGATCGTCTCCAGGACGTTCGCCCGGGATCAGTCAACTACATCGGCCCAGATGATGACATTGTTTTCTCAACGCCGAATAAGGCCAACGCAGTTGGAACTCTTCAGGAGTACAACAACCGCACGATTGCAGCTGCCTTAAACTGGCCATATGAAATGTTGATGAAGGACTGGCGAGGCGTTTCCTTTGCTGGCGGTCGTATCATCCTGAACGGTGCGAAGATCTCGTGCAAAGTTCGGCAAAAGCTGATCATCATGTCCATCCTGCGGCCTATCTGGAACCGCATCGTTGAAGAGGCTGTCATCGTTGGGGCTGTCGATCTCGACGCACGAACGTATCGCGACAATCGGCACCACTTTAACAAACACAACTGGTCAGCTCCAAAGTGGTCTTATGCAATCAATCCGGCGGAAGAAGTCAAAGCAACGATTCTGGAACTGGATAACAACCTGACAACGCTGGAGGAAGAACTCGGAGAGCGTCAACGCGACCTTGAAGAAACCTTCGCACAGCGTGAAATTGAACGGGCGATGGCTCGCCAGATGGGAATCAAGCCGAACGATACGGCGGATTCTGAAGCTCCGGAGCCAACGCCGATGGAAACAGCACAGCAGACGGAGGCAGCCAATGCCAGCAATTGACACGCCACCGCAGGCAGACATGTTTCGCACGTCTGTGTTGAATAGCTCTCCACGGGTTGACCGGAAAGCCAAGATTATTTTCGGTGCAAACCTGATGCAGTTGGGCGACATCAACGACGAACGCCCGTGGACTGTAGATGAAGGCACACTGGCCAATGCGAAAGAGCTAATGAGCCGCGGCAACAACGGTGCAAAAGCTCGATTCACTCACCCAAACATGAGTGCTGACGGCATGGGATCGTTTTTAGGCCGATGGAAAGACGTTCGCGTCGAAGGCGAAAAGCTTGTTGGTGATTTGCATCTGGCAGAACAGGCTTTCAAGTCGCCGCAAGGCGACCTCGGAACGTATGTCATGGACATGGCTGAAGACGATCCGGACATGTTCGGAGTCAGTTTGGCCACAAAGATCAACGACGCTGAAATGGAAAAACTGAGGCTTGAAAAGCGGTCGGCAGATCCAGAATGGAAAGGTCGGACTCCTCTAAGGTTTCGTGCTGTTCATGCTGCCGACGTAGTTGATGAACCTGCTGCGACTCGTGGCGGTTTTTTCAGTGCAGAGGTCGATAATCGAAATCTACCAGCCCAAGCAACGATGCTGCTGGATGCTTATTTCTCAGATGCAGAGCCGGAAGTCGTCACCGCTCGTATCAACGGATTTTTGGCGACTTACTTCAAAGCGAAAGGGCATTCAATGTCCGGAGTTTCAGCACCTGAAAAGCCAGTCGAAACAACGCAGATTGATCTGGCAGCAGAACGCAAGACCGCAGCAGATCTGGCCCGCCAGGAAGAACGTGAGCGAGTCACGAAAATCACAGCACTTTGCAAGCAGGCCGGCAAAGACGACTTGGCCGCAGGCTTCTGTGAGAAGGGATCGAGTGTCGCAGAAGTGCAGAGCGAGTTGTTTAACGTTCTTTGCAAATCGAACACTCCAGTTGGTGACGGCGGAGGCTCCGCAGCCGACGAAACACCAGACGAGAATGCCAAGTACAAGGCCGAATTTAAGGCCGGAAAGTACAGCATGACGGAAGAGCAGTATGTGTCGCTCCGACGTGCCGAAGATGGGCTGGAAGATTTCGTTCCAGCGAAAAAGTAACACGCTCCGCAAGGGCGATTCTTCATAGTCAGTTTTTGAGGAGCTTTAATCATGGCAGTGACTGCCAATCAACTCACAAAGCGGCAGGAAGGCGACCGACAGTCATTCCCTGTCGCTGCATCGACGACGATTTATGAGGGCACCCTCAGTTTCGTCAACGTAACCGGTTACCTGGACGATGACACCGCAACCGGTGCAAACAGATTCGCAGGGATCGCGGTGGCCTACGTCGACAATTCATCCGGAGCAAACGGAGCATTGCAGGGTGAAGTCTACGCAGAAGGCGTTTTTGAGCTTGTCGGGACTGGATTCAGCCAAGCCAGCGTCGGGCAACCAGTGTTTGCAACTGACAACTACACAATCACGACGTCCCCGTCAGCTTCTGGCGTGTATATCGGCGAATGTGTTGGCTATGTCAGCAGCACTAAGATTCTGGTCTGCATTGACCCTGACGGAATGTCACCCGTCAGTGCGACCGTCGTTAAAACGGCCGACTACACAGTGACGGTTGGCGATTCGGGCCGAACATTTACAAACACTGGAGCCGCAGGCGCAGTGACATTTGCTCTGCCCGCAGCAGTGGCCGGCCTGAAGTACCGGTTTCGCGTGGGTGTTGCCCAGCAGTTGCGAATCGATCCGAATGGAACGGAAACGATTTCGCTTCCGTCC